AACTGCTAGTTCATCTTCTAGTGTTAGCTTTACATCAGGTATTGATAGCACTTACAAAGAATACATATTTTATTTTAATAATATTCATCCACAAACAGATGAAAAAGCATTTCAGTTTAATTTATCAACTGATAGCGGAAGTAACTATAATGTAACTAAAACTACAACATTTTTTAGAGCTCAACATTTAGAAAGTGGTGTTGCAAATGTTTTTGAATATGTAACTGCTGATGATTTAGCACAATCTACTTCATATCAAAATGTTTCAAATCTTTGTGGAAATGATAACGATCAATGTGTGTCAGGATATTTGCATCTCTTTGAACCAAGTTCAACTACGTTTGTAAAACATTTTATGTCAAATGTGAACAGTTGTTTTACAAATAGTGAAGCAACTGCTAATTTATATATGGCAGGATATGGAAACACTACAAGTGCCGTAGACGCAGTAGATTTCAAATTTAGTAGTGGCAACATAGATTCAGGAGAAATAACACTTTTCGGAGTAGCTTAATTATGATAATAACACAAACACAAGGAGAACAATATGCCAAGATATAAAATGGTAAATGGTGAGAGAGTTCAACTCACAGCAGAAGAAGAAGCGGCAAGAGACGCAGAAGAAGCGGCTTGGGAAGCTGGTGCAAAAGATAGAGCAATGGCTAATCTAAGAGCAAAAAGAAATAATTTGCTTAAAGAAACAGATCACTATGGTTTATCTGATGTAACTATGTCTGCTGATATGGCAACATACAGACAAAATCTTAGAGATTTGCCTGGTACTGTTACTGATGAGAATACTGCTGCTGATGTTGATGCTATAACATTTCCAACAAAACCATAATGGCTAATATATATAAAAACGCAATGTTTGATCTTACAACGACAAACAAAACAACTATTTATACTTGTCCTGCAAATAGAACAGCTTTAATAAAAGCAATACAAGTTACTAATATTCATTCAGGTTCTGTAGAAGTAGAAGCATTTGTTACAGACTCATCTGATTCTGATGCTGAACATGAAGTAGCTCATATAAACTTATCATCAAAGACAGTAGAGAATTTAGTTAAAGGAACAATGGTTTTAGAAGCTGGAGATGCTTTGAAGTTAGAAGCTGCATCAGCTAATAATATAGCTGGTATAGTAAGTTACTTAGAGATATTTGACGAAAAAAGTCCTTAACAATGATACTATATTAGTGTATTTATGGAATTAGTTAGAATACCTATCAAAGAACTTGATAAAGTATGGAATCTAATAGAAAAAGATATTAAAGATGCTTTACATTATTCAAGTCAACTTACCAGTTCTGATTACGTTTTAAATACTGCCAAAGAAGGCAAGTTTCAAATTTGGGTTCTTTGGGATAAATCTAAAACAACACCGGTAGATAAATATTTCGGAGTAGTTGTTACAGAGATTATAAAACGTCAACTAGGAAAAGTTTGTCATATCTATATTATGACTGGCAGACAAAGACACAAGTGGCAATACTTAGTCAAAGACATTGAACAGTTTGCAAAAGATGAAGGATGTCAAATGATGGAGTTGATTGCTAGACCAGGTTGGCAAAAAGTTTTAAACAATTATGGGTATCAAAAAACCCATGTTGTTTTAGAAAAGAAAATTAAAAAAGAAGAGGAGCAAAAATGAGTTTTGGCGGAGGATCATCAGGAGGATCACAAACAACTACACAATCAGTTCAACCTTATGCAGCAGCACAACCAGCATTAAATCAAATTATTTCTGAAGCTGGTCAGTTATATGCTCAAGGTCCACAAGCAGCAGGTTATGTTGCTCCGACACAACAAACACTTACAGGTCTTGCACAACAAGAACAGCTTGGTACAGCAGCACAACAACAATTAGCTGCAACTTTAGGCGGACAATATTTAAATCCTTTCTTATCACCATTAATACAAAAAACAGCAGCAGACATTTCAACTAATGTTGCTCAACAATTTTCAGGAGCAGGTAGAACACCTACATCTCCATTGGCACAACAACAAGCATTAGCTCAAGTTGCTCAAGCAGCATTACCTTTAGCTTTTGGTGAGTATGGTGCTGAAAGACAAAGACAACTTGCTATTGCTTCAAGAGCTCCAAGTTTAGTTCAAACAGGTCAACAACTAGAACAATTACAAAGACAACAAAACTTAGCACCAGCACAAGCATTACAACAATATGCTGGTTTAGTTTCACCTATTGCATCAGGATTTCCTGTAACATCAGGTGGTGTTAATACAAGAGCTAATCCATTAACAACAGCAGCAGGAGGAGCAATATTTGGTTCAGCTTTAGGTTTCAATCCTTTAGTTGGTGCAGGTGTTGGATTACTAGGAGGATTACTATAATGAAAAAAATACAAAAGATCATGTATGACTTTGATGTAAAAATTAAAAACAATCCTAGCAAAGCTATGTTGGGAATGTTTATAGTATTTTGTTTAGTCATTATAATTTTTGGAGGTTAATATGGGTACTAGCTCAGGATCTGATTCTGGAAGCTCAGGTGCAGTAACAGCAGATTACTATGGTCCAGATTCTTCATTAGTAGATGAAGTAGCTTTAACTGGTGGTTCAACTTATTCAACAGGTTTTGAAGGATCACCTGAATTAGGTGGTCAAGGAACTAGAACTGAAACAACGTATGGAGGTGGTGATGATAATTTTAGTAATGGTGACGATATTGATGCTACTTACACAACAGGAACAGAGTTTAATGTAACACCAACTCAAGAACCAACATTTGGTGAATCTTTAACAGATTATATTACAAGTGGTGGTTTAATTGGTGCAGGTATTAGAACTGTATCAGATATTTTTGGAACACCTGAGAATCAATATGCAGGTATAACTGGTGAAGATGGATATGGAGAAGGTGATTATGTTTCTACTGTAGGTGATTGGGCTGAATCAAGAGGTTTAACAACTGATTATTCCTCTGAAGATTTAGAAACTCAACAACAATTAGACAAACAAGCATTTGACGCAGGATTTAGAAGTCAATCTTTTAAAGATTTATATGAAACAGGAGATGTCAGTAATTTACAAAATTTATCTCAATCTGAATCAGAGGAGGTAAAAAGATTGATACCACAAGCATCTTATGTAGTTGGGGGACAACAACCAATAGAATCACAAGTTAATAAGTTCTTTGCTAACTTAGGTTCACAATCAGGACTTTCATCTCAGCTAGAAAGCGATTATAATGCTGCTAAAGCTAATGTTGCTAATACTTTAAGTGTTACCCCCTTAGCACAGCAGTTTGGCTACTCAGAGCAGCCGTATGGAGCTCTAACGGCTACAAATTTAGGTATGAACCCTTTTAATATACCATACCTACAAACAAGAGGATTAATATAATGGATTTAAGAAAATTACTATTTATGCAAAATCAAGCTAATCAACAGAATCAAAATAACCTGTTATCTACAAATTCTGCTTTATCAGGTTTACTAGGTGATCCTACAGCTAGATTGCTTATAGGTGCAAATATACTTGGAGCTGGTGTAAAAGGCACAGATCCTTTTAGTTCTATAACTCCTGCTGTTTTACAAACTGCACAAATACAAAAAGCATTAAGACCTAAAGTATCAAAACCTAATGCTTATATTAATAAACAAACAGGAGAAAGAGAATTAGTAACACCTGAAAAATATGCAGCAAATCCAAATTTATATGCTCCATTACCGCCAACACAAATGTTTGAAACTGCTGAACAAAAAGAGATAGGAAAAGTTGCAGGTGGAGAATTTAAACAAATATCTGAAGCTGCTAGTACAGCTTTAGGTAATAATCAAAATTTAGATTTAATGAAAGAAATTGTGCAATTACCTAATTTAAAAACAGGTTTTGCTGGAGAGTTTAGAACAAGTTTTGCAGGTCTTGCAAAAGAGTTTGGTATAGATACACCAATTCAAGATTTGACTGCTGCTGAAACTTTAGCAGGTATTAGTGGAAAACTTGTATTAGATGGATTGTCTAATTTTAAAGGTGCAATATCAGATGGTGAAAGACAATTCTTAAAAGAAATAACACCTGGTCTTTTAAATACTAAAGACGGAAACTTACTTCTAATAGAAATTGGTAAAAAAACAAATAATTTAGGTATAGCTTTAAGCCAAGAGGCAAGTAAGTGGGTAGAACAAAATGGTGGTTTATCTAAAAAAGATAAAAGTGGTAGAACATGGCAAGAATTTAAAGCAGCATTCCATCAACAAAATCCAGTTTTAAATAATGAATTAAAAGAACAGATAATTGGTTTAAGTAAAAAAGTTGAACCAGACTTTGAAGGTAATATTATTACAGCTAAAGACGGACAAAAATATGTTTCTATAGGTGGTAAATATTATAAATTAAAATAGAGGACATTATGAGTGTTGTTACCGATAAAAAGTTAATAGAAGAATTAGACGCAATTTCTAAAAAAAACACATCTCCTATTCCAAAAGATTCTGAAGAAATTACAGACGAAAATTTAATTAAAGAGTTAGATGAAATCAGAACAGGATCTACTCTTAAAGGTAAAGCAGCAAAAGCTGTAGCTGCAACTAAAGAATTTTTTACAGGAACAAAAAGAACAGAATTTCCTGAACTACCTGAGATAGGTGCTATGAATGCTCCGACTATTGGAACTGCTCTTAAAATAAGTGCAGGAACATTAATTAATCCTAATCAAAAAGCTCAAGCTCAAATTATTCAAGAACAAATTCCAGGTACTGAAATATTTAAAGATAGATTTGATAATATAATTGTTACAGCACCAGATGGTAAAAGTTTTTATCTCAATAAACCTGGTGCATCTTTGCAAGACTTTTTACAAACAACATCACAAATTTTACAATATATACCTGGATATTCTCAAGCAGTAAAGTTTGCTGGTAAGTCTTTACTTAAAAGAGGTATAAGTGCTGCTGCCGCAGGAGGTGCTACTTCTGTTGCACAAGACATAGCCACTATGCCATTAGGTAGTAAAGAGTTTGATGTTTCAAGAGCTGTTATATCTACTGTTGTTCCAGGTGTTTTTGAAACAACTGTAGCTCCAATAGCATCTTACGGATATAAAAAATTATTTGGTAATCCTACATTTACAAAAACTATAACTGTAAAAGAAGGTGGTAAAGATGTTAAAAAAGTTGTCTTAAATGAAAGAGGTAGAAAAGCAGCTAAAGAAGCAGGTATTGATCTTGAAAAATTAACTGATGAAGATTTTATTAAATCTTTTTCATCAAAGTTATCTTATGGAACAAAATCTGATCTTGCTGCAAGTCAAGCAGGAGCAGGTAAATTTAATTTTCAACTTGCTAAATCACAGGCTATTGGTGATGAAGAAGGTATTGCTGCATTATTTGAAGCTGCAAAAGGAACATTTGGTAGAGATGCACAAATCTTAGCAAGAGAATTTCTTAAAAAACAAAACATAGACATAGAAACATCTGCAAAAAATTTAGTAAATAAATTTAATAAAGGCGAAATAGAGTATCAATCTATTGAA